ACAGTAACAAGTGCAACATAATCAGACAGGCGGGCTTCGGCTCGCCTTTCTTTGTATAAGGAGGATCAAGAATGAGTCTCATCACTGACAACGCCGTTCTGGCGGCGTATATCCCGAATGTAGTTACTACCTGTGAGGGCGAGTCGAACCTGTTCGAGAAGCTCGCTCCGATGCTGAAGGTGGCGGAACTGTGGTTCTGTCGCAAGGTATGCGGCATCCCTGCGTTAGTTACCGACGACGCGAAGCACCTGGCACGTTCCATCGTAGCCTGTGAGGCTTTCCGGATGGCGGTGCCCTCGCTCAATGTCATCCTCACGGCCAACGGCTTCGGTATCGTTTCTAATAATACCACCGCACCCGCCTCGAAAGAGCGTACGGAGAGCCTGGTCGAAGCGCTCATCGAGCAGCGTGACAATGCTATCGAGCAACTGGTCTTCCTCTTGGACGGTACGCAGTTCAAACATACGGTGTTCCAAGGCTTCGACGCACAGAAGATGCAGGGTGTCACCTCCCATCTGATGGATAAGTTCACCGAGCAGAGGTCTGCAGTATTCCGTCTGCAGACGACTCTCGCTGAAGAGGTACTGTCTGACGAAGTGCTGGGTCAGATGGTCAGTGAGACCTATTACGATGAGTCGGAGCGCAGCAACGGTATAGCGCACCTGTTCGACTACGTGCCGGGCATCATCGTCAAGCAGCTGCAGGGCGAGGACTGCAAGGATGATATCAAGCGGGTAGTCAACTACCTGCGTACTCATCCGGCCCTCTTCCCGCATTGGGCTGACTCGTCGGCTGCCGAGCACTGGCGCGACTACACATATAAGAACGATAAATCGAAGGGAGGTTATTGGTTATGACCATCAACATCACTGTTCCCACATCGTGGCCGGAGCTCAACCAGAAACAGCTACGATATGCCTACTTTCTGCTCTCGTCCGGGCAATACGAGCCGGATCAGATCAAAGCGCTCTGTCTCATCCGTTGGGGCAAGCTCAGCAGGGAGCAGTTGGAGGTGCTGAAGCCGGAACAGATTGCGGCGTTCCTGCCGATGATGAACTGGCTGATGGAGATACCTGTCACGCCGGTACGGTTGGACGAGATACAAGGGCACGAGGCGCTGTATAACGCCAAGATGCACGGTCTCGAGTTCGAGAAGTACCTGATCATCGAAGCGCAGTACCAAGGTTATCTCTTCCGGAAGGATATATCGTTCCTGAACAGCATCGCGTCGCAGCTGTACGGTGCGGATCTGCACCTCACGCCGGTCGAGGCGTACAGCGTCTTCGTCTGGGTGGCATCGGTGAAGCAACTCTTTGCCAGCCGGTTCAGTAACTTCTTTGTTCCGTCGGCTGTGAGTCAGGAGGAGACCGACCGCAGTATCCACGAGCGGATCGTCAAGAGCCGTGACACGCAAATCCGTGCTCTTACCAAGGGCGATATCACCAAGGAAGCGGAGATTATGAAGATGGATGTCTGGAGAGCGTTGACCGAACTCGACGCCCAGGCTGAAGAGTATAACGAACTAAAACGTATGCAGCAGAAACATGGCAAGTAGAACGATTAAGCCGTGGAACGCCCTTCCATTCTTCCAAGGGCTCACGGAGAAGAATAAGTTATGCCGGGAGAAAGGCTTCAAGTGCGTTCCCGTGTCCGGTTTGGAGGGTATGGAGTCGGCTATCGGGTCGATGCAGAGCCATCCGAACCTCATCATGGTTGCGGAGAATGCAGCCGGTTTCACGGAGTTGTCGAACACGCCTCACGTCACCAAGTACCGGACGGTGTTCATCGCCATGCGGCATAAGCACGACGACATGGCGGCACGGCAGCGTTGTATGGATATCATCTTCGAGATCCACCGGCAGTTCTGCTCGAAGCTCATTCAGGAAGACACCCGTCTGAAGGAGAACTTCCAGTACCTCGACACACGCATCACCCTGCAAGAGGTGAGCAAGTATCTGGTACCCGACACCGCCATCTGCATGTTCGAACTGGGTGTGAACACGTTTATTGACCTTGAACCCAACCCCGACGAATGGATTACAGAGACGAGCAATTAGAGAAAGTGGAGCAGCTGGCGTCCATCTACATGACCATCACGGATATCGCTTTGATCATCGAAGTGGAGCCGGAGCAGCTACGCGCCGATATCGCCAACGAGACATCCGAGGTGTCCCGCCGGTACCGACGCGGCAAAGCGATCTCCAAAGTCGAGTTACACAAGCAGGAGATGCAGCTGGCCAAGGTTGGCTCTCCGCTCGCCCTGGAGAATGCCCGTAATAACCTGTTAGAGATGGAGGACGATGAGTAATGGCACAAGTGAAGACGATAGATCTGATTCGGCAAGACCTGTTCACGCCGTCGGCTGAACTGGCTGAGCGTTATGCTCCGGAGCGTGTGGCACGGGTGGAGCGTCTGAGGGATGAGTATAACTGGTTCCTCGCCAATCCGTCCGAGACCGACCGCAAGTTTGTGGTCACGTTCATGGGCCGGTACGGTCTGCATCAGTCGAATATCTACGCCGACCTTGCCATCATCAAGCAGCTGGTGCCGATGCTCGGAGAGGCTTCCCGTGAGTTCCACCGGCAGCGTGTGAGTGACATGCTGCTCGATGCCTACAACATGGCCAAGCGCCGCAAGGATGTCAAGGCGATGGTCATGGCAGCCAAGGAACTGGGCAAAGTCAACCGCGTCGATATGGAGGACGAGAAGGATATGCCGTTTGATCTTATCGTCATCCAGCCCTTCACGCCGTCCTTCGATCCGACGCTCGTCGGCATCAAGCCTATCCCGAACGTGGACGAGGTCAAGGCGGCGCTCAAGCGCAAGATGGCTATCGAGGTGCCCGATATCGAGGATGTCGATTACGAGGAGGCCGATCTGGAGGAAGAAAAGCTCTTCCCTACAGAGACGTCCGAAGCGTCTTAGGTAGAACACTTAGAACATGGCAGAAATCTATTTCAATAAGATCCAGCAGCGCATCGCGCTCATCGGCGCCAAGACGACGGTCGTGGTGGCCGGTCGTCGTTTCGGTAAGACCTACGGCGTCGGTTCGCAGTTCGCCCTCCGGAACATGCAGCGCATGAAAGGCAGTACCGGCGGTATCGTCGTGCCGACCTACCTGCACGGTCTGACCAACACCCTGCCGGGTCTCTTCTCCGGATGGAAGGCAATGGGTCTGGTGGAAGGTATCCACTACGTTGTGGGTATCAAGCCGCCGAAGTTCTTCGCCAAGCCGCTCATCGAGCCGCGTGAGTACAAGCATGTCGTGTCGTTCTATAACGGCTCCATCGCGGTACTCATCAGCCAGGATCTCGCCGGTAGCTCGAACTCGCTGACCCTCGACTGGCTGCTCATCGACGAGGCGAAGTACATCAACTACGAGAAGCTGAAGGACGAGACGCTGCCCGCCAACGGCGGTATCCGTTCCCATTTCGGCAAGCACTCCTGCCATCACTCCATCATGATCATGTCCGATATGCCTGCCGGTACCAAGGGTTCTTGGTTCCTCAACTATCGGGAGAAGATGGACATGGAGGTCATCCGGGCCATCGGAGGCTGCATCTACGAGGAGTGGCGGCTGAAGGAGCGCGTCCGGACACTGCAGGCGGCAGGCCAACCCGTGCCCAAATACCTCAAGCATCATATCCGGAGTAATAACCGGGCGCTGAACCAACTGCGGGCTGCAGCCGTCTATTACATCGAGTGCTCCACCATCGACAACCTCGAACTGGTCGGCGTCAACTACATCAAGGATATGAAGCGCGACCTGCCGCCGCTCGTCTTCCAGACATCCATCCTCTGCCAGCGTATCGGCATACTCCAGGACGGATTCTATAACTCCATGAAGGAAAGCCACAAGTACCACGCCATCAATAACGATTATCTGCTCACCCTCGGCTACGGCAAGACCGAGGCGCAGTACAAGCAGCTGCTGTCCTCCGTCGTAGATACCGATTGCGATCCGGATAAGCCTATCTGCATCGGCATGGACTACAACGCCAATATCAACTGGATCGTCGCCGGACAGGAGAGCAATGGCCGACTCAACGTGCTCAAGTCCTTCTACGTCAAGTTCGAGCGGAAGATCCCGGCACTCATCGCCGACTTCTGCGAGTACTACCGCAACCACCGCAAGAAGCAAGTCGTCTTCTATTATGACTCGACTGCGCTCGGTACCAACTACGCCGTTAACAAGGAAGATTTCAAGAAAGTAATCGAAAAGGAATTCAAGTCCCATGGCTGGAAGATTAAATCCGTTTATCTCGGACACCCGATGCGGCATAACGAGAAGTACCTGCTTATCAATTCCGGATTCGCAGGAAAGAATCGCCTTACTCCCTACTTTAACATCGACAACAACGAAGCGCTGCTCATCGCTATTCAGAGTGCCGGTGTGCTGAGGGGACGTAACGGCTTCAGCAAACATAAAGCCGGTGAGAAACTGGCAGAGTCCGAAGAGAACCTGCTGGAACACCGCACCGACGGTACCGACGCTTTCGATACCCTCTACATCGGTATGGAGAAGAAACCCGTCAAGATCGTCAGCGTCAATGTATATGGAACAGCATAATCAATTAGTATATGACAGATATCAATCAGACAGACGTTAAACTCAACGTCAATAACCAAGAGGCAAAGCAGTCCCTCGATGAGGTCAAGAAGAAACTGGCCGAGCTCGAAGCCGCGTGGGTCAAGACCGCTACGACCGGCGATAAGCAGATGCGGGATAAGCTCAATAAGCAGATCCAGGCGACCAAACGCGAACTCCGGCAGATGGAGTCCGGTGCCAAGGCCTGTGAACGCGTCTTCCTGCAGATGAACAAAGCCACACCGAACGAACTCCGGAAGGCTTTGAACCACCTGCAGTCCGAACTCAAGAACATCGAGAGGGGCACTCCGGCATGGGATGCACATGTCGCCAAGATCAAGCAGGTTAAGGCAGAACTGGATAAGATCAATGCGGAGATGAAGCAATCCGAATCGCTGATGGTCCGCATGAAGAATAAGCTGAACGACTGGGGAACGATGATCGCCGGTGGTGCTGCTGCGCTCACCGGTGTCGTCGTGGCTGGAAAGAAAGCCGTGCAGAGCTATGCGGAGATGGAGCAGGAGATGGCGAACGTCCGCAAGTACACCGGCATGACAGCCGAGGAGGTCGAGCACCTCAACGAAGCTTTCAAGAAGATGGATACCCGCACCAGCCGCGAGGGTCTGAACCAGTTGGCACAGGAAGCCGGTCGGCTCGGTATGCAGTCCGAGGAGGATGTTTTAGGCTTCGTCAAAGCCGCCGATAAGATCAACGTAGCCCTCGATGACCTCGGTGATGGTGCGACCCTGACGCTCTCCAAACTCACGGATATCTTCGGCGATAAGCAGCGTCTGGGTGTCGAGCAATCCTTGCTGTCGGTGGGCTCTGTGATTAATGAACTGTCGCAGAACTCGACCGCGTCCGCTCCGTACCTCGCCGAGTTCGCCCAGCGTCTCGCCGGTGTCGGAGCACAGGCGCAGATGTCTATTCCGGAGATTATGGGCTTCGGTGCTGTCCTCGACTCGCAGGGTCAGAAGCTGGAGATGTCGGCAACCGCCCTCTCCAAGGTTATCATGAACCTGTTCAAGGACCCGGCAAAGATCGCACAGGCTACCGGTCTCGCCGTGGAGGAGTTCTCGGAGACCTGCAAACGCAGTACCAACGAGGGCTTACTCATGTTACTCGACCGGCTCCATGAGTTAGGCGGTATCGACGCTCTCGCTCCGGTGTTCAAGGATATGGGCGAGAACGGTGCCCGTGCGTCGGCTGTCCTCGCTGCCCTTGCCGGCAACGTCGATATGGTGCGCCAACAGCAGGAAGCCGCCAATGTCGCCTTCAACGAGGCTGTTTCCATCGATAAGGAGTTCAATGTCCAGAACACCACCGTTCAAGCCGGTCTGGAGAAAGCACGCAAGGGCTTCACGGAAATGGCTGTCTCGCTCGGCAAAGAAC